CGGTGAATCTTCTCGTCGTAAAGTGGCGCGTGAATCGCGTGATGACAAGAGCAAAGAGCGCACCGGCGTGGCCCTGCAAAGTGATTTCGCTAAGCGTCTGAGCGAGCAGGAAAGCCTGTCCAGCGGTAAGCAATTCAGCGTGACCTTTGAGCGTAATGGTAACAAGCTCGAAGTGCCCATGCGTGTGCGTCTGGAAGTCAGCTCCACTGATACCGGGTCTATCGAAAACATCATCCTGCTGGGCGAAGAGAACCGTAGCCTGTGGGAACGTTGGATTCGTCGCTCGACCGGTAAGAACGGTGGTTCGTCTGCCGTGGATAAAATCCGCGCAACGAAAGACATCGCCTTCTCCAACGACCTTATCGACGAGTACCGTAAGAATCGCTTCCGCGACAAATCGGGCTATTACTCGAAGATGATGGAGAAGAGAAACGGCAACTGGCTGTCAGGCATGCTGACGCTGTCACCGTCCATCAACAATGCCTCCGCGCTGATGATTGTCTCGCAGGAAACCATCGACGGCTTAGAAGCGCGTCTGGGTGGTGACTTCGATGACTTCAACGTGCGCAAACGTGTGTTCGAAAACACACTGACCATGTACTACGTCGTGGTTGACCAGACGTGGGGCCGTGTCACTATTTACACTCGCGGTCAGAACGGTTCACAGCAGCTGGATAAGAACGATTTCAGCAAGGCTAAAGCTGGCTCTGCCGACGTGAACAAAATCATCGAAGCGTATCGCTCCGGTGCACAACCGGTGCTTTAAGGGGTCTTTCATGCCTATTCCGAACATGCTGGCAATGTTACTGCCAAGCTTTGAGTCCATTAACCTGAAGAACCAGCTCTCGTCCAACTGCGACGCGATTGGGGAAGCCCTGCTGCCGCGTTTCCAAACGTTGCAGGAAGTGGTGGGTACCCAAGAGGGCAAACACTTCAAGAACAGCACCGTGCAAGAGATGAGCGAAGACATCGTCTCTAGCCTGCGTAGCAGTTCCCTGAACGTGAAAGGCCTGCGTGTTGCCTCGATGCTGGAGTATATCATTCCATCATTGGAGAACGTGCTGACCCTGCGCAGCTTCTTAGAGCAGCACATCACCAAAGACATCGGTAAGTCACTGGTGACCTCGGCGCTGACCTTTAACAAGCAGACCCTGCTGCAGATGCTGGACATCATTGACTTTGCCACCAAGTACAGCAGTGTTCTGCTGAACTACGTCACAGCCGTTGAGCTGAACGCGGTGGAAGGGTCAAACATTGATGGCGGCGCTATCGCACCAAACGACCTGCAATACCTGAAGACGCAGAGCACGGTCTTCTGTATCGCCCTGCGGGTGCTGGGGACGCCTATCAATAAACTGAAAGCGGACTACGCTGAGATTCCAGAGGCTATCTTCGATGAAGACACCTACAACGATCTCGTCGCCTCTTTCGGTTCTGGCACCACCGACCCACTCGGCATGCGTTCGGTTCCATTCCCACTGACGATTGTCTATCGCGTTCGTCTGAACTTCGCTGAATGGCAGATGGATCGCTACGACGAATGTGTGGCTGCCGGTAAAGCGGCAGAGCTACGTATTCTGCTGTGGAAAAAGCAGCAGGCAGAAGGCAGTGGTGATGCGGCTATTGAGCGTCTGATTAAAGACCAGGAAAAACGCTTGATGGACCTCAAGTACAAGCGTGAAAAACTGGAGAAGAAGTATGGACTTCAATAACGCCGAACAGGCCATCAAAGAGTACATGGACTTGCTCAGCCAAAACGCTGTGCTGGTTCACGATGACAAAGTCATTCACGGTGTCCTGCCGGCCTGTGCGGTGGTTCTGGCGCGTTTTCGTCTGTGTGCCCTGTCAAGTGTGCAGGAAGTATTATATGACGAATACCCGCAAATCGGGTTTACTTTCAATACGTTTTATAATGAAACGGTTAAGTTCATTCTCGATGGAAAGCGTCGCGATATCTCAGTTGGGCAATACTCAGTTCTGATGCAACAGTATATGAACGATGTTCATGGTACTAAGTACGTGCGTCAGACCGGTAGCCTCGGTAGTCGAATGATGGCTGCTTCGTTCGGAGACTCCGGACAAGTGCGTAATCTGGGCGCTTCGCATCAAACGCAGCAACCGGACACCCGTCTGCTATCTTATGCAGACCACGAACTGCTGGCGCAGTGGCTTACGCGTGTCAATGGATTGTCAGACATGGTATCCTCGCTTGCAGTATTTTTAAAGATCGCACGTCCCTGAGGGGGCCCCTTAATCAGGGGCGTGTGGGTATTTGGTTATAACCAATAGGAACTGAAGCATGAACTTTATCCAACAGCGCATCGCGCGTGAGTCAGTTGAATCTGATCCAAGCGCAATTGACGGCCTGAGCAACGTTGAGACTTCTGAAGATAACCTCGACGTGCAACTGACCGAAGTGGCTTCCATCGATGGTCAGCTGGACCGTCTGGACAATGACCAGGAAACGCTGGCCATTGACGCCGTTCGTACTGATGATGCAATCGACCAGGCCAGCGAAGCTGTCGAAAACGGCGAAGAGCTGCCTGAAGAAACCATCGCCAAAACTGAAGTGGCGCAGGAATCTATCCGTCGCCGCTGGGCTCTGGATACACCTAAGCTGGCGCGTGAAAGCTTCCGTCGTGGCCGTGGCATGACCATCGCTGCGCAGGAAGGCTGGAAAGAAACCTTCAAAGACCTGATGAAGCGTTTCATCGACTTCTGCAACATGGTCATTGATAAGATCAAAGATGCCAAGCTGAAATACCTGAACGTGGGTAAAACCGCACAGGCGCGTGCCAAGAAATATCAGGCTGCGATTAAAACGCTGGGCAAAAAGAACAAAGAGCAGATCTCTGGCGGCTTCATCAGCAAGCTGGCTATTGAAGGTCAGTTCAATCTGGAACAGTCTATCGCCGCGGCGAAAGAAGTGGCCGGCGGCAAAGCGAAATCTGCCATCAGCCATCTGCAAGGCCAGGCCTCTGCAGCTGAAACCGTTGTGACCAAAGCGTCTAAGTCCGATGCTGCTGTAGCGACCTCTGGTTTCTACGACACCATCGAGCTGTTCGGTTCTGCTGCTAAGAAGATGAAGAACCTGCCGCAGTTTGACAACGAAGAAGCACAGCGTCTGTACGCACTGCCGGGCAATGCCTATATCCAGTGTGGTAAGAAAGCTGTTAACGGCGTTGACTTCACTGCTGTTGGCTTCCTGTCAACTGGCGATCGCAGCGACACCAAAGAAGTCCCAACTCCGGACATCGCGAAACTGAACTCTTCTGCTCAGGCGCTGGATGCTATCGGTAAAGGCTTCGAAGGCACGCTGAAAGATTTCCGCAGCTACGATGACGAAATCGGCAAACTGCGTTCAGCAGCACAGGCAGCGGTTCAGGCGATCGATAAAGCAGCGGATAACGCTGAGCACAAAACTCTGAGCGCAGCACGTTCTGCAGCTGACCAAGCGGTCCGTAACTACCAGACTCTGCATCGCGCAGTGTCTTACGTAGCGAACACCGTTATCAGCGGCCTGAATGGCTACATCGGTGCGGGCATCGGCGCTTACGCTAAAGGCTAATCCCCCTTAGCGTCGCAAGGCTTTCCAGTTTCTAAATTAAAGGGGGTGGCGTTGTCCACCCCAGAGGAAAAGAGAACATGAACTTTATTCAACAGAAACTCGCGCGTGAGTCCATCGAAGGAACCGGCACCGTCGTTCCAGACGGTCTGGAACTGCCAGCTGAGTCGGTAGAGGGTATCCTCGCTGACCTGGCCCACGACGACCGCGTAATCGACAGTAACGACGCTGATGCTGCTGTACTGGCTGCTGATGCTGACGAAACTGATGCGCAGCTGGACGACGTTGACGCTGCTGTCGACGCTGCTGACCCGGATAGCGAAACGCCGGCTGACGAAAAGATGGAAGCCGAAGAAGACATGCCTGACTCCGCTGCGGAAGCACTGGACGTTGCGCAGGAGTCTATCCGTCGTCGTTGGGGTCTGGATGCTCGTCAGTCAGTCGCCCGCGAAAGCTATGGCTCGTCTAACCGCCGTCAGGTTGCTCGTGAATCCCTGTGGACCGATATCAAAGGTTTCCTGCAGCGTATCCTCGAGTGGCTGCAAGAGCAGGGTCGTAAGCTGAAAGACCGTTGGCTGAAATTCAGCAACGTCGGCAAGTCCATTCAGGGGCGTGCGGCTAAGTACGAAGCGCAGATCCGTGCACTGGGCAAGCAGAACAAAGACACCATCTCTGGTCCATTCGTTAAGCAACTGTCTATCAATGGCAAGTTCATCGGTAACGACAGCGCTAAACTGAACGAGCAGCTGGCGGTTTGTACTGGTCTGGTTGACCTGCTGGCGGAAGTGACTGGCGTGGGTGAAGAGATGGTATCGGCACTGGAAGGCGCAGGCAATCCAGAAACTGCAACCACCGCGAATGCCAAGAAGCTGATTACGATGATCCGTACCCGTGTGGACGGTGAAGAAGAAATGCTGGGCGGCAACAAAATGGTTATCAAAACCGAAGGCGAAGGCGACGACACCACGGCAACTCTGTCGTATGTTGCTTCCGAAGCTGAAGGCGAAGCCTCTGTCCCTACTCCTAATGCCGGTCAGCTGGCCTCTGCTAACACCTTCTACAAGAAAGTGGGCGTGGAGCTGGAGAAACAGGTTCAGAACTACCGCAAAGTCGACGCAGCCCGTAGCAAGTTCGAAAGCGAACTGCAGAAACTGGTTAAGCGTGTTGACGGCGTTAAGATCGATGAGAAACCGGGTCTGGCTCGCGCCGTCCGTGTTATCCGTCGTGGCGTAACTGGCATCAATGCGACCGTGTCCTCTTCTGAGCGCGCGATTGCCATGATCCAGAAAAACCTGACCGCTGGCCTGAACGGCTACATCGCGTCTGGTATTGCTGCACACGCCAAAGGTTAATTCCTTTACGTGTCGGGAAACCCCACTCTTCGGAGTGGGGATTCTTTCTTTTATTCGACCGAATCTGAGATAGATATCATTTAGGTGAGGTTACGCTATGACCTTTTTTACACGAGACCCATTCAATTATGTAATCGTAAGGAGAATTTACCCATGAACTATAACCTGCTCTCTGTAATCGACGTAACGGGCAACACTGCAAACCTGAGTGATGCTAAAGTCTTTGAGTTGCATTTCGAACATCAAGCACCATTACGTGTACCGCGTCCGGTTATGCTTGGCATCGCTTCCTTCGTACAAGCCTGCTACGCTCGCAACACGGAGCACGCTACCCTCCACTACAACAGCCGTACCTTCACACTGGGCCAGAAGTGTGACTTCGATACATACAAGCGCCTACAGCCGCTTTACAAGTGGGCTATCGCCGCCGGTATGGAATACATGCACAAAACCGCCAGCCGTGACTACAGTAAGTTTGAACACTTCTACCGTAAACACGTTGCCCGTGTGCCGGAAGTCATGGACGGTTATCTGACCGTCGTAACCGAAGTGTGCTTTGATAAAGCCGACATGCAAATGGTGTTGGATATCGAGCAGCGCATGATGAACGAACATCTGCTGGATGATGCCAACGGTGCCGTCGAGTCTGAGCAGATTACTCATGCGCGGGTTACGCATTTGTCCAGTGCGAAGGAACGACTGATTACGGCTCAACCGCTGACAATGCCACAGCTGGTGATTCACCGTAAAAGCTCGGTTCAGTCGCAGTTCTAATTAACACGCCCCACTTCGGTGGGGTTAGTTTTTTTGTAAGGAGTAATCATGCCACACGTCATGTTAGACTTTCCAGATGAAGCTTTGCATCAATCACACGGCTTACTGTTTAGACTCGGGGACATCACCTACGATTTACAAATCGAGTCTGTCAAAGAAGCGATTGAGCAGCTCGCCGACAAAGATTTCCAGGGTCAGATTACCGTGAAGTTGCACCGTAGTGTTCACGGCCTGGGTCGCCTCATCCACATTGAGGTCCATGCACTGAGCCTTGAGGTTGAGCCGCGTTATGTTCAACTCATTGATTTTAGCGATACCGTGCAGGTGCACAAATTCGAACGTCGTATTATCCTCGCCGCCTTGCGCGGTACTTTAGAGAAACTCCGCAAATGAAAATCACCGTCATCGCTGCTGTAGACAACCAATGGGGTCTGGGCAAAGACAATAAACTGGCATGGCGTTTACCGCGCGACTTCCAATGGTTTAAAGAACAGACCATGGGTAAGATGGTGGTCATGGGGCGTAAGACCTTTGAGTCTATCGGTTCCAAGCCATTGCCGAATCGCCGTAACTGGGTGATTACCCGCGACAGCCGTAACGTCGTTCCAGCCCAAGGCACTGAATACGGTGTGGGGATTATCACCAAGCCCGATGAGCTTCTGCTGATTGCCGATAGCTGGAAAGAGAAAGAGGTGGTTATCATCGGTGGTGCTGAGGTGTACGAGATGTTTCTCGAGCACGCTGACCGTATTCTGATTACCCACGTGGATACGGAGATTGAAGGCGGGGCAGATGCGGTCTTCCCGCAGTTCGACCGTAACCTGTACAACCAGCGTAGCCTGCTGCACGTCCCAGCCGACGATAAACACGCGCACGACTTCACCGTTGTGGAGTACACCAAGAAGTAGACAGTTACGTGCAAAGGGTTGATACTATGTCACTGGTCACGAGGACAAACACATGTATCGGCCCGAAGAAGGTTTAGGCACGTCGTTGAATCACCTGATAATCGAGGTGGGGTTGGGTACCGATTTGATTCGGCACTTTAACTCGCTGCCGCAGGTGCATTTCTCTGAAGCGCAATACCTGAGCATCGCCCTCTGGTTTCGACTGGTGTACGAGGGCAAGACTGCGAAGCCACTTGCCATTCCCCGTAAAGGGCCAACCGTCACGGTCGGTGTCCCGATGAACCTCAACAAGTTTATCTGGCTGTACGACTTCGTGAAGGCAGGTACCGTGGTCTCGACCTCGGTAGACCGTCACGCGGAATACGGACGGGGCGAGAACTGGCATCTTTTGGATGCACAGGGTGTGAAGTGGCGCAAGCAGAACCAGTTGGTACAGCTTTGGCACTATCCGAATCTGGACCACGTGCTGCTGTTGGGTGTTGACAACTAACACGGGGGACTTCGGTCCCCTTTTTTATTTGCAAGGATTAATGATGAAGAAGATGTTAAAGCGTAAAGACTTTATTGAACACCTCCGTAAGTTCGAGGGGATTGACCTTGACATTGTGGGCAACCCAGAAGACGAATTCAAAGAGTACGACGGCGGGTGTAACATTGGCAAGCTCAGCCTGAATGCCCGCGTGGTGAAGCTCCTAGAGCGTTTGCAGC